CTTCTCCTGTAGACCCATTGGTAATCTTACAGTCCATAATGCCTGTCATAGAGACGCCCAGCAACGCTTCTTCCTCTGTGTTCTTCTTCCATATATTGCGAAGGTATCGGAAGTCAGTAAGAGTAGCCTGTAGAGTCCCTAAGATAGTCGCTATGCGGACTTTTTCTTTAAGGGTCTGTAAAGTATCGTCTTCCCTTACAATGACTTCAGACAGGTTACAGAACTGATAGGGACGTAGGATAATCTCAGAGCAAGGGTTAGTCCCAAACTTATGTGTAGCGTCTCTGCGTTCGTTACGTGCTGCTACCTTCTGTGCTGCAATGCGGCTAAAGATACCGCGCTCACCGGACTTAGAATCGTACAGCCTCTTCATCTCAGAAGAGTAAGTATCAAAGTCAGGCTTCTCGGAGTACACTGCGCTGTTGTTTGCTAAGGCTCGTTGACCATTACTTAAGTACCACTCACCGTTCTTAGCGTTAGCCATACGGTTGTCGGTAACATTGCTTAAGCTAATAAGAGCTGACCTACGTACACCCCCTACTACAACAATGTCTGCAATCTTACACACTAAGTCATGGCACTCCAGCGACGTTAGCTTACGTCCTGCTGCCCCTTTAAAAAGATCCACAGAGAAATTAAACAAGTCAGCCAAAGGCTGTGGCCCACTGGCTCTGCCTCCAAATGTCTTGAGTCTAGCCCCTGCTGGCCTTACCTTAGTCAAGTCACACTTAGGAACCTTACCTGCATACAGGAGGCTTATAAGCTCTCTGAAGGCGCTTGCCCAGCCTACCTTGCTGTCTGATACAACCACAGTGGACTCAGTGTCATGGAAGCTGTCAGCGATAACTGGAAGTTGATTAACGTAGTCCCGTTCTACGCTGAACCCTACCCCTGTACCATTGAGCAGGATGTACATAAGCTCGTCAAAGGATCTGGGGCTGTCTATGGGAAGGTAAGAACAGTTGAAGGCTGCTACGTTGTCTCTCTTTAGGGCTGTTCCCGCTGTCATCACACAGCGCATGGAAGGCATAACTTTCTGCTCGTAAATAGCGTTGTACAACTCCTCAGCCTCTTCGTCAGTAATCTGCTCACGCTCAGTGAAGAAAGATACGTAACGGTTTACCGTCTCCTCCCAGTCTTCTCGGCGCTGCTCTTCATCTAAGTATCGTGCATATCTACTTTTGTGTATGTATTCTTGATATTGATCCATCAGAGTTCGTACTCCCCTCCAGTTAATAGTGATAGTTTTATTTGATCCAGTAAGAAAGAAAGCTCTAATGTTTCCATGTTGGTAGACACTACGATATACTCTTCAGACTTTACGATACAGAAAGCATCCTCATAGTTCTCCAAATCTTCTTTATTAGTTATTGCTTCAAACACTAAAGGGACAGTTACTTTGTTATCGTTTGTTTTTTCTCCGAATGTTCCTTCAATTACTTTCATTCTAGTCCCGCCTGTTCTTCAACCATTTTGTTTAAGTACCACTGAGCCTTCTGCAAGTCTTGTAAGCCATTCTTGTATCGCCAACGGTGTAGGTACTTTAGCACATTGCCCTCACAGTAATCAACAATACCTTCTCCTAACTGCTGCTTAATGTAATCAATGGCCTCCATGCCCCCTTGATTGTAATGCGGAGGTTTGTTCACTAAAATTGAGTTCCACTCCTCTTTAGTCGCTAAGTCAATAGACATCTTCGTTCTCCTCTTCAATCATCAACTCCTCAAATAATTCAACCTTATCTATCAACCTATTTTCAAAGGCATCTAAAATGTCCTCCGCGCTTATATTCAAGACTTCGCAGAGTAAGTCTACATCGTACTCCTGTAGGATACGTTCTCTAAGCTCATCAATTAGCATTGGCATAGTCAATCAACTCTTGTGTAGTAGCGATGGTATAGTGCTTGAATCCTTCTTTATCACACCATTTACCCATTGTCATCTTAGCTCCTTTCCTAACTTTCTTGTTTGGGTCTGACAGGACAAAGACCAGCTCTTGATCCTCCTCCAGACAGTCCCGTATTGATTTATATTTAAGTGTGTCACCTTCTCTGAAGAACCCCTTACACTCAACCAACAGCCAGTCTTTGTACACAAAGTCGGGTTTGTAGTTCCTGTGGGTTACGTAAGGCACGTCGTAAGGCTCATACTTCATGAACTTTCTTGGCAATGTCTCAGCGAACTTCTTCTCAAGCCCTGACCTGTACATGCCGTACCTTGTCTGCTTAAAAGCCATCCGGTATCTCCGCGACAAAAGGTTCTCTAACAACCTTTGTTAAATACTTTGGCCCACTTGCGTAGATAAAAGTACGTAAATCGGGGTAACATTTGTCTCTGAATTGACAATAAGAACAGCCAGCGGCGAGCTTTCTGTTTCCAGACTTGCCATCTGGTACGTCTTGGTAGCAGAACTCCAGAGGCTCTGGCCCCTCTACTAGCTTTTTTACATGCCGTATACGTTCAGCTATGTCCCCCTTGAGGTGTTCGTGCATAGGGTCGGACTCATCGTCTAAATCATGCTCACAGAATGTCAAATGCCCATTCTGTTTATCCATAGCCAACCATGCTATCTTACGCTCACCCTCTGAGTGTGCATAGGCTTTGATCTGATCTACGTATCCAAAGGGATCATCCTCAGGTACTCTACGATCCTTAAACTTCTTGAAGGCAAAGGTGCTTGCGGATTTAACGTCCGTCACTACACCGTCTATCTTGCAGTCCATGTGACCTACAACCCCCTCAACCTCACACCGTTTCTGTTCACAGGTGACTTCATGTCCAGAGGCTCTGGCAAGGAATAAGACCAACTCCTCTATGACATGCCCGTACAAGAACTTTACTAAGGTGTGAGGCTGCAACTCCTCACCTTCAGTACCGTGATACTGATTCCACAGATATCTATCAGTCCTGCCTATACTGGAAAGGCGTAACTTTCTAGTATCCTTAGGTCTGTCCTTCTTAAACTCAATCCTCATTAGCTCTTTGATTGACTCGCCCAGCTTATCTATCTCTTTGTCTATGTCTACCCCGTCAGAAACCTCTTTGGTAGACACCAAGCCATAGATGTCTTCTATTAGTGTGTCTGTGCCCATGTCTTTCCTACCTTATATTCTCCGTCCAGAGGACAGTTTAGTTTCCATTCAAGACCGGCTGCCTGTATGCAGGACACGGCCAATCTACCAAAAGTGTCTGTACGCTCGTTGATAACCTCAGCCTGTATCTCATCATGAATGTTACCTACAAACTTGTAGTCTATACCCCATATTGTAGCATACTCATCCAGAAGTGTCAAAGCTTTTTTCATTACCAAAGCGCCTGCGGATTGTAACAAAGTGTTTAAAGCGGAATGTTCTGATCTGACTGTGAGCCTTCTACCGTCAAGTCCAACGAGATATCCTCTCCCCGCTGCTTTTGATACTCTTTTCTTAAGAGCTGCGAATGATGGCAGATTATGAAGGAAAGATTCTCTAAGTTTCTTGCCAGTCTTTCTACCTCCCCCAGCCACTGTCCCAAGCTTTTCATCTCCTGCTCCGTATAGTAAGGCATAGATGAAAGTCTTAGCCTGATTTCTTGATTCAAGTCCAGCAAGTCGTTGATTTGCTGTGTGGATATCTCCGTTGATAATTTCATTAGTATAGTCCTCATCCTTCATATAGTGTGCCAACATACGTAACTCAAGACCACTAGCATCACAGCCTACAATACTATAACCCTCAGGTGCAGACCAACAAGATCTACATTCATGTCCATACGGTGAGTATACCGCTGGTACTTGAGCCATGTTAGGGCTTGAGTGTGTCATACGGCCTGTCACAGCGCCGTTAGTGTTTACGTAACCATGTACTCTACCGTCTTCCTCAACAGCGTCCAGCCAGCTCTGTACTTGAGCTACACGCTTTTGAATCATAAGGTATTCAGCAATAAGTTTTGCCTCCGGTATGTCCGTTACAGTGTCCAGTACGGACTCGTCTACGATGGGGTGTCCCTTCTCAGTAAACAGTTTAGGCTCCCAACCAAACCACTGTAGGTATCTTCCTATCTGCTGTCTTGATCCTAAATTGAAAGGGGGATAGTCTATACGAGAAAACCTGCCAGCCACATTCTCAGACTGATCCCCCAGAAACTTTAGGCCAACCGCCGAAAAGGAACCGTCCTTCTTAACTTTCGGAGTAACCTCCTTAATAAAAACAGGTAACGGTAGAAAAGTTTGTTGTACATTTTCTTCAAGTTCATACTTCTTCTCCTTCAATAATGCTAGTAAATTGTGTGTGTGTTTCTCGTCTATCAACCATCCGTTATTTATCTGCTTCTGGATGATTGTCTGAACGTCGTGCTCAAGCTTTATGGACTCGTCTTTGAATCCTTTTAGTTCTTCTTCAAGACATTCCAACACGCGAACAGTAACTGCTACGTCCTGCTCACAGTACGCAACCATCTCACAGCTAATCTTTGACCAGTCTTCGTGCTCACCCTTAGGGAATCCCAAACGCTCACCCCATTGGCGTAGACTGTGACCAGCTTCTCTGGATGGATCAGCCAGTCTGGACAGGACTAAGGTGTCGTAAAGCTTGTAACTAGCCCAATCAACTCCCCATAACTTAGACATAACTGGGTAGTCAAAACCAATGCCATTGTGGGCTAC